AGTGGTAGTTATACCAGTTCCACCTGCAATTGTCAAGGTTTCACTATCTAAATCAATACTTAATGCACCACCACTATCACCTTGGAAGTCAAGGTCTTGTGCAGTTACTTGTGCATCTACGTAAGCTTTAACTGATTGCTGTGTGGGAATAAGAGTAGCAGAGTCAGAAGACATATCATCTTCATCAGCAAATGCTGTGACAGTGATTGTACCATCTGACAGGTTGGCGAAAGTAATATCACCTGCACTAGAACCGCCAATAGTTACACCGTCTATTGTACCACCATTGATGTCTGCTGTAGTTAGTACTGCAGATGGTACTGTAATAACACCAGTAGAGTCAGCTATTGTAGCTGCTGCTGTGCCATCTTTAGCTTTAATATTAGTTACTTCAATATTGGTAGTATCTACCGTAGTAGCATTTACAGTTGTAATGTTGCCTGTGGTAGACCCTAGTGTTGTAATAGTGGTAGCATTAATTGTACCACCTTCAACTTTGTCACCAGAGATTTGATCAGCAGCTAGTGTAAGTGTACCAGCAGATACATCAAGTGTTTTACCTGAGCCTACTGTAATGTCTGAGGTAGCAATAGTAGCACCATCAATAGTACCGCCGTTGATGTCTGCAGTATCAGCTACCAGAGAGTCAATATTAGCAATGCCATCAATATAAAGATTACGCCACTCTTTACCTACTTCACCTAAGTCGTATGTATCATCTGCATCAGGAATTACATGAGAAGCAATCTCAGAGTTTAGTGTAATGCCATCTGTATTTGCATCACCTAATGTAATGTTACCACCAAGAGTAATGTTACCAGCTACATCAAGATTACCTGCAAAGTAACCATCTTTAAACTTTAGAGAACTGCTGCCTAAATCAATATCATTGTTCGTTGCGGGGATAATACCTTCTGATTGAAAAAAGATTTTGTTTGTAGATACAGTAGAAACATTAATAGAGAATTTAATCCTACTATTAACAGCATCTACCTCAATTTTGTTTAAAGCTGTACCTACACCAGGATCACCTAAGAAGCCAATAATCGGACCTTCTTCTGCAGTGCCATCATGTTTGTGTCCACTAAGTGCGTTAAATGCAGCAACAAGCTGATCAAACTCATCATTAGAGTCTGATGCCTGAATAATGTCACCGTCTGTATACGTACTCTGACGTGCGTAACCTGCCATATTCTATCTCCTAGCGGCTGCTTTAAATTCTAACTGAAAGCCTTTAAGTGAATAAGGTACTGATACACCATTATCCACAACACGTAATGCTATCGCAAAACCTGAGCCTTCTATCGGCTGTCTAATCAATGGGTTTGACTGACCTCCATATGTAACTGTTCCATACTCACCTGTACCATACAAAGCTACAACCTTACTTGAATCAAAAGGATAAGCTGCAGGTCTTGCAGAGTTAGGGTCTTCGTAATCATACCTTACAAATAAATCTGAGTTTATAGAACCTTCTGGTGCATAGTTAATTACTGCACGTTGAAATTGTTTTCTTATACCTGCGTCACCCATAGTAATGTCTGGTGATCTATATCTACCAATAATAGTAGTACCATCAAAAGTATTACCTTGTTCTTGCTGATATACATAGCCATCGTAACCGCCGTGTATCACATAAACAACACCGTCTTCATTTATATGATCTGTACAAGAAGGTTGAATACCTAAAGTTTCAGCAAACTCGTAACCCTCTGCAGTTCTATGACAGATTACACCTTTAGTGCGTTCTTTAGTTCTTGCATCACTACCTGATGTATCGCAAAAGAATATTCTGTATTGAGTTTTATCTGGAACAATAACTGAATCAAATTCAGAAATATCAGAATAGATATTAAACAATTGATGAACAGGAGTACTAATTGAACCAAGTTCAACGTCTCCAATACGTTCAGTTCCTGCAACCGTCCTTAAACCATCCCGACCTAAGAAAACAATGTCACCTGCAAATTCTTGTATAGTAAAACCATTCATGCAACCAATGTTTCTTGATACAGGCTGCAGTTGAAAGTCGGCTATGGTATTACCATCAAGTCTAAAAATACGTTCTTCACAAAAAATAAATAGAGAATCACGAAAAGGAAATATGCCTGTAATAGGACTATCTACTCGTATAGACCCTGCACCATTAGCAGGTGTAAAGTCTGTAGGACCATAAGGTGCACTAAATATTAACTCTTGAGGATTAGATGTCATACCTGCAAAGAATAAAGCGTTTTTAAATCCCGTCACAAACTGAGGATCTGCTGGAGCATTAGTAGTATTAATATCTGTTACGGAGTTTCCTGTAGTATATAAGGATGCACGATTAGCCCCGTCAGCAAAAACAACAGTAGGGTTACCGTCTATATTATATCTAAAGTGCGAATATTTTTTTGCACCTGTACGTCCTGTATCAATTTCAGTCCAATACTGCGTTACTACTGCATCATCTGCATGTGCTGCTGCGCTTGTACTATTGGCACCACGAGTACAACCAATAAAGGTAACGGAGTCAATACTAGTGTAAGTAACTTGCTCTGACCCAATTAAAATAGTACCAGTAGCACTAAATCCTGCAGTACTATTTACTGTAATACTTGTAGCGGAGTTAGTAGTAGCGCCATTAGTATTACTGCTACCATTAGATGCTCTATATACTTTAGTACCTCTAGCAGCTATAATTTCATCTTTATGAAAAACTGACATAAGGACTTTTTCAGTGTCAGTAGCAGATTGTGGAACAATATTAGTATTCCATTTAGCGTACCCATTGATACGTCTATAGCCACCCTTAATGTCAGGCTCAAAGTTTTGCAACTCAAAAGCCTGTCCTGGTTCCATAGTAAACGTAGACCTGTTAAGGACTAGTCCACCTTGGCAAGGAAAGATAAAAGGATTAAGACCTGCTTCATCTGCCATTATAAAATGTTACTTCCAATAGTAGATTTAAGTATTACTGTAGAACGTATATAATCCATTCTATTAGAAAGAAGACTTTGCATACTTTTAATGCCATCTTCAAACCTTGCAAAGTTTAATTGATATTCGCCACCTTCACCACGGTACTGGTATCCAAAAGCTGTGGCTCCATCTACAATAACTTGACGGTACTGTTCAGGTATTGTAGGTACATCTGTTGCTGCACTAAGTGCTGTTGTATAAACGTAGTACTCAAATTTTACAGAGTATGCCTTATCGGGGTAAGGAAAAAATCCAAATTTATTGTCGGGCGTTCTAAATACATGGGTAGGTATTCCACCTACATTAGCTCTGTCTTCTTGTTCAATAAACCTATTTAAGTAATCTTTATAATCTAAGATAGTTAAAGACCTACCTTGAGATCCTAATGAGTCATCTCTAATAATTCTAAATGTATCATAGTCAACATGCTTAGCTGTAGCAGGTATAGAGTATCTTGTAGTGCCAGCTACGAGTGTTTCTGTTTGTGTCGCATGATTATATGGCCAACCATATTCACGAGTATTTACATAGTTAATAGCATCATTAACTGCATTCTTACATTGAGTTTGAAAACCACGAGAATTAACAAAATTTGATGAAGTTAATGCTACTTCATTAAACCTAGCTAGCACTTCGTTTGTAAGACCTAAGTAATTATATGCCATTGTGTTCCCTTAAGATAGCCTAAAGGGGCCACTCGAAAGCAGCCCCTAAGGTTAGTTCACTTATGCAAGCGTATCACGGTCTACTTCCGCAGCAGCTTTAGTAGCACCCATTGGGGCATATACTACAAAGAACTGGAAAGAACCTGCTGATGGAGCATTTGAACCTGCAAGCAATGCAGTAATGGTCGTGTCAGCAGTTGTGACATTTGTGATGCCGTTTACTGTGGTAGTAGTGGCACCTAATGTTTTAGCACCATTAATATCAGCAGTACCAAGCATATCAACGTCACCGCCTGTTACACCAAAACTTACTGCGTTAGCACCACCGACAGTGGCTGCAGCAGTACACTCAGAACCAGCAGCAAGAACCACACAATTGTTTGGAACTACACCGATTTCGTGAGTTGAGCTAGTGGTAAGATCACCGTGAGCAATCACGGCAGTCTCAATACGAACTGGAGATTGTAAAGCCATTGTTTAGTCCTCCCTTATGCCAAGTTGTA